GCTAAAACGCTCCTTATAGGCATCCCAGGTCTTCAAGCACCATTCTGGATTGACCATCCAGATTTGCACGGGGGCCCACTCAAACCAGACGGGATGAGGAACTTCCAGGTGAATGACAATATCACACGCCTTGGGTGGTTGAAGAGGGTCAAAACAAACAATTTCGTAATCCTTGCTAATTTCCTTGAGAGCGGCCTCAATGAGACTTGCATCCTGGCTGAGACCAAAGGTGTTAGACTGATTCCAGAGTAGGGTGACACGAGGCATCTGTGTGGTATATGTACCCCTGTTTAGACCAACGGGCATTTAAAATGCCCGTTAGTCGGCGGTTGCTGGGATTTTGAATGCAGAACTTCGGGGGATAAATCCCCCGAAACTGTGAGTTCAAAATCCCAGCAATCTAAATCTATTATTTAATAGATTCAAATGGTCTTCAAAAAGACAATTGTACAACAATATACTGATATAACCCCTTATAATTTTATTGATTTTGTAAGAGGTACTCTGTCTCTCATACAATATGGCTTAAACAATGATATGGTGGTTCGTGTGAATATACAAGGGGCACCTTTTTCCCAGTATTTAATCGTAGATAATTATTATACAAATCCTTTTCCGGTTAGCTTCTATCCTCCATCTGATATTGAGAATCTCTATACAGATTTAGAAACCTTTAGAGAAAATGATTCTGGTGCCTTTATTGTAACTACAAATTGGACAATGAATCCGGTTCGGATAAGTGATTATGCGATTATAGAATTCAAGAAAATCATTCAATTCACTCCTGAAATCTATTATGACGCTAGATTACGAGTTAATATAGAATTGTTAAATATACATTTGCCACATACAGCTCCGACGATTCAAGAATTGTTAGCCTATTCGCACAGATGGGCCGCGGATGGGCAGATTCACAGCCCAACACTTCCTTTAAGTTCAGCAGATACAGATTATAGTGTTATTTATGTCGATATGAATGATGCAATCAAGCTGAATCATCTTGACACCGTGAAACTTGCAGAAACGATACGTTCATCGCTTCATTTAGATAAGAATATACTCTTAATTGCAAGTGATAAACGCCTTAAAAACTGCTTATCTGAGCTTTTAGAAGTGAATCTGTTCCCTGGTTCAATCACAGATACAAATGACATAGATGATCCACCAGGATCTGAAACACTTACATGGACAATAAAGGATATCATTGTGAACCTGGTTTTACTAGCGGAATCCAAGAAAATCTATGTCTTCACGGAAAAGAGTCTCGCAGTGAAAAAGGAGTATGATGTAGCCCCTAAAATTCTTTGTGCATCCGTTCAGCATTTTGGATTCTTTTATTCAAAGATACAGATTAGCCCAATGCCTGGGTTTGAAATGCTTCCGAGATAAAGGGTTCTCACGGCATAATATTAAATTTGCTTTCTATTCATATGAATAGTAGGACTGGATGTCACTTCCACAACCGACAACCCTCCTAAATCTTTATACAAATGCAACCGATACAGGTTCGGCCAATAAGACTATAACCACGAATGGTTCAGTTACATATACAACAATTGCTGGCAGACAATGTGCATATTTTGATAATATAGTAAGTCCTTATAAAAATAATATAACTATATCTTATTCAAATCAAAACTATACATCGGTTGCGTTTTGGATATATGTAATTGATAATGGAAATAATTATTATGGCTTTGCGATTCAAAGTGAACCAGTCGGTAATTATAGTTCTAGTCTGAACTGCTACTTCACTTCAGGTAATATACAAATGACTAAGGCAGCAGGTATAAATGTTACATATGATTACGTTGGAAAATGGGTACACCTTGTTTATACATTTAATAATGTTATGTTTCAAGGATGTGTATATGCGAATGGACAATTAATCGGTTCATCAACAGGAGGTTCAGCATTACCAGCCAATCAATCACTCATTACACTAGGATGTTCTGAAAACAATGGTGGATTGAAGGGCTATATAAGTAATTTCGCAGTCTATAACACTGTCTTAACTCCAACCCAGGTTCGTGCTCTATATAATCCAGCTGTATTATATGCACCTACACTCTTATTAAGAGCCATTAATTACAGTGGTTCAGGATCCTGGTTTGATGAATCTGGTATGGGAAACAATGCGAGCCTAGAAACCGGTACAATAAGTAAAAATGTACAAGGAAACGGTATAGTCTTGAATGGTTCAACGAGTTGGCTTATATCAAATATCGTATTAGGAACTCCTTATAGCCCCGTGTATTGGTCTTTTAATGTCTGGTATAAAAATACGACAAATAATGTGGCTTCTAATGCCTCTATTTTTACACAGTTATTCAAAACACCCCAGCGTTATATGACATTTAGCTATGGTGGAAATGATTCGAATGGAAACACTTTAACTGCAAAGATTTCATATATTATTGAATCAAATCCTTGGGCCAATGCAACAACCGTAAATTTAGTCAAAAACCAGTGGATTAATATGCAATGTAGTTGGGATGGTACAAATTTTAAAACCTATGTCAATGGTATTTTAATTGGAACTGTGGCCAATAGCATTCCAAGTATTGACAGTGGATTATCTTATGCAATTGGTCGTCGTTGGGATGCAAATAACTTCGTCACAGGTGAAATCGGTGAAATCCGCGTATATAATTATCCGATAACACAGGCTCAGGTAACCACCGATTACAATGCATCCTACAATACATTCAATTATGTTCCGATAAATATTCCAGGGTGTCAAATCTGGCTTGACGCTGCAGACCCAGCAGGAACAGGCGTAAGTCCATCTACAGCAACGAATGTTTCCACTTGGGTAGATAAATCAGGTTCCTCAAATAGTGCCGCTGCCTTAACAGGCACAGTTCAGTATCAGCCAGCAATTCTAAATAGTCTGGGTTCTATCTATTTTTCAGGTGCGAATCTTTTATCACCGTTGTCGTTTGGTACAACCACGCCATTAACCTTCTTTATTGTAGCAAGATCATCCTCTGGTGCAGGATTCAATTCTGCGATTGGTATAAACTCCTACAATGGCCAACGACCGAATATGTTGAATTTATATCAATCATCTAGTAATTGGTGGTGGTTCAGTGGTGGAACTGGGGCAACGGATGGTAATACATCAACGCTTCAATTATCTACATCACGATTTGATATAAATGCAGATTACTGGCAACCAGGTCAGACACAGGTCAATATTAATGGTACATCGTATACTTTATCAACGAGTAGCCCTGCAAGTCTATATGCGGGTGGAAAGTTAATTATTGGTTCAACAACGAATGGTGGTACATCACAAAATGAATTCTGGAATGGTTACATATCTGAAGTGATTCTTTATAATAGAACTCTTAGTATCACTGAACGCCAAGTTATAGAGGGATATTTAGCTTGGAAATGGGGCATACAAACCCAGTTACCAGTTGGACATCCATATTATTCAGTGCAACCTTCACCTTATTTAGCTACTTCTGCCGCATTTTGGGTTGATGCGACGGACCCTCTTAATACAGGTGTTGCTCCTGCAAATGCGGCAAGTGTTTCAGTATGGGCTGATAAATCGGGAAATGGACGTAATTTGGGACAAATTGGAACACAGACAGTTCCAACCTTTGCAACGAACCAAATTAATTCGTTACCTGCCATAAATTTCACGAACTCCTCGTCATTAAATACATCGAGTAGTACAAGTACCTTTCAAAAGTCAGCAACTGTAACAGTCTTCTGGGTTGGAAAGGTTCAATCAACGTCATCAAGCTGGGGAACATTATGGGGACATTTTACAAATCACGATGGTGATATACAACTAAGAAGAATTACAAACACGATGAACATAAGTTGGCATACCAACAATGACAATACAACCAGAGCAACCGCCATTTCTGGAGCACCCGTTATGTATACATGTACAATGTTAAATGGAACCGACCTGTATATACAGCAGGTAACTACAACGGGTACTACATCCAGTAGTTTTACTCAAACAAAAAGCATCACAGCTGGTGCGGCACCTGTCTATATAGGACAAAGTACGAGTGCATCTGAACTCATACAGAGTTATGTAGGGGAAGTCATCTATTACCAGTCACTTCTTTCTCCTCTTAGTATACAGCGTATAGAAGGATATTTAGCCTGGAAATGGGGATTGAATACATATTTACCTACAACACATCCTTATTATTCCGTGAATCCAAATACTGTATCTTATACTGCGCCAACTGCTATAACAGCTCTATCTATTTCAAGTTTGACTTCAACTGGCCTTCAATTATCGTGGACAGGGGGTGTTGGAGCGACAAGTTATAATTATACTGTCAATGGTTCTTCTGCATCCTTGCTAGGTGTAACTATTATAGACAATGGTTTAATTGCAAAGAATGCATTATTCAGTGGATTAGTAGCTGGTACTACATATGTCATTTCAGTCATCGCTATTAATGCACAAGGTTCTACATCATACACATATACTCCTTCTGATTTAACTACTAAGTTATGGTTGGACGGAGCAGATCCGAATGTAACAGGTACAGCTCCAGCTGTAAATTCAACTCTTACAATCTGGAAGGATAAATCCGTGAATGCAGTGATACCTACGATTGGAGGAATAAGTACAGGTTTAACTTTCAAGGGTACAACAACTGGTATTCAGTTTGGAGGGTCTAGTTATCTAAATTTGCCGAATGGCACCTTGCCTTATGGAGATAGCGATTTTACATATTTCATTGTATACAATTCCCAGGCTCGTACGAACTTTATGAGTTTAGTAAATCTGGGTTATGATACTACTGTAAATCTAATTTTAATATATTTAAATAATAATACGATTGAACTTAGAAATGATGCACCTGGTGCATACAGCACCACTTCTTTAGCAAGTACATCAACAAATCAAATAACAATGGCCGTCGTAACTAGAAGTCGTACTGGAATAACAATAACACGAAACGCAACAACTACAGCTTTTACAAGTAAGACAGCTACGCTGAATACAGGTACAACTTATAATATTATTGGTGCGAACTATCAATACAATAATACTTTTAGTGGTATCTACTGCGAACTGCTTGTCTACCAGGGTGAACTATTAACCGTAACACGTCAGTTAATTGAGGGTTATCTAGCCTTGAAATGGGGATTCAAATCATCTCTACCATCAACACATCCTTACTCTTCTAATAATTCATTAGGCTCGAATCCATCTGGCTCTATGGTTACAACACCTCCTGCAGCTCCAAGCTCACTTTATCAAACAGGTACTTCACCTACAGAATTCACAATCAATTGGATACAAGGTACAGGGGCGTCTTCCTATACATATTCACTTACGGATCCAAGCGGAAATCTTACAAGTTCCCCAGCTTCTTCCACAACCACAACAGCAACGTTCACTGGATTACAATTTGGAACAGCTTATTCAGTCATTATAACTTCAGTAGGATCAACTGGTTTAACTACAGCATCTTCCACATTCTCTGCAATGACACTTCCATCTGCACCATCATCTCTTGTCTTTACAAATGTAACTTCAACAAGTTTTCAGCTTTCTTGGTCAGGTGGCATTGGAGCTACATCCTATACCTATACTCTTACAGATTCAAGTGGTAATTTAACAACAACAAATACTTCAAGTCTTCTTCAAACAGCAACATTTACTGGCTTAATCGCTGGTAATACCTATGCTGTAGTGATAACTGCAAAAAATTCAATTGGTTCAATATCCTCACCAGATTCAAGTCCACTTGCTCTAACTGGAAAACAATACTGGTTTGATGCCTCTACTCTAACAGATGCAAGTGGCGCAAATATTGCATCGTGGCCAAATGCTGTACCAGGATCACCCTATTCATTTTCAAAAAATGGTTCCTACACCTTTCCAACTCTTAGCAAAGCTGCTCTGAATGGATTGTCTGTGGCGACCTTTGGAACTAGTAACTCGATAAACTTGAGTCCAGTATATGAGACTAAATCTATTACAAATCAGTCATTCTTTGCGGTTTCAAGGCAAACAGGTGGTACAAACAAAGCAGTATTTTATTCAGCTAATTATAATCAAATATATCCATATTCAAATGATGGATACAAGGATGTTATGTATATGAGTGGTGAGCCAAATATTTTGAATGGAACAATTTTATCCAATACAAGCTGGGATTTATTTTCTATAACAAGAAATAATGCAACGAGATTTTTAAATATGTACTTGAATGGAACACCACTATTTAGATATACAAATGTTGTTTCAAATCCAATTCAGCAACTGAATATAAATGGTTACTCAAATCAATTTGGAAACTCTCAAATTGCCGAAATCATTTTCTTTAATACAAATTTATCTGATTATCAACGCCAAAGTATAGAGGGATATCTAGCCTGGAAATGGGGTCTACAAGCAACTCTACCAGCCACACATCCTTACTCTACTACAAATAAAACTGCAAATAGCCCATCTTTCTATAGTGTTACAACATATCCTGGAGCCCCCAGCTCGATTTCTCAAACTGCTACGTTATCCTCTGGGTTCACTATTAACTGGACCGCAGGGGCAGGAACAAGCTCATATAGCTACTCACTCA